GCATCTACGGTAACTGGACCAACTGGACCTACAGGAGCTAACTCGACAGTAACTGGACCTACAGGTGCCGCATCTACGGTAACTGGACCTACAGGAGCTAACTCGACAGTAACTGGACCTACAGGACCTACAGGAGCTAACTCGACAGTAACTGGACCTACAGGACCTACAGGTGCCGCATCTACGGTAACTGGACCAACTGGACCTACAGGAGCTAACTCGACAGTAACTGGACCTACAGGTGCCGCATCTACGGTAACTGGACCTACAGGAGCCAACTCAACGGTAACTGGACCTACAGGAGCTGGAGTGTTTGGTACTGCATCTCAGGTTGCGTTTTACAATGCAAGTGGTGTTGCATCAGGGACGGGTGATTTTAAATATGAGACTGATTCCACTCTTAGATTGCCTAAGGGAATTGTAATAGGCACTGCAAGTGTTCCTAACGGGTTTATAACCGGATTTGGTGGACAGACATTTACTATAGCACAAGGTGGATTGAAGGTTGGCGTATCCACCGCTAACGTTCCAACTGATGTAAACTCACTTTATGTGGGGAATGAAATTGTTGGTGATGGACTTGTTAAAGCACGTGGTGGGATAAAGGTAGGATCAGCTCTAGTTCCAAATGGATTGATTACAAGCTACGGCGGTGTCTACCCAATAGTTGGAGAGGGATTAAAGATTGGTAGTGCTAATGCCACCAATACACCATTAGATGTTAATTCACTCTATGTTGCAAATGAGGTGAGAGCTGGCGGAGCCTTAACTATTGGTGCGACAGGTGCCACAGCTGGTACAACTATTTCATCTATTGTGGGCGCAAATGGTGCCTATGTAAAGGTTGCAAACGGGTTGAAGGTTGGTACTAACGCCAATGTCCCCGCGGATGCTAATTCGATGTATGTTCAGAACGAACTCTGGTGCACTGGAAATCAGTATAACGCCGGTAACATCTCTGCTACCGGAACTGTATATTCATATACCGGCTTGTCTACTCCTGGAAACATAAGTGCCTCTGGGTATCTAGCTGGTGATTTTCTAAGGCTCCCTGGTACAGATATTGTAAACCGCTCTGCTTATGGTATATGGTGTGGGAGAGGGCTAAGAGTTGGTTATGACGATGGCGTTAATCCAGCCGATGCAAATTCATTTTATGCATCAGGACAAATCAGGGCTGGTGGAATCGTATATGCCACTGGAAACATAACATCTCTTGCAAACGTATATGCTGGTGGAATCGTATATTCCAATAACGTGGTACTCACTTCAGACGCACGAATAAAGGATAATATTGTAACAATTGATTCCGCATTATCAAAAATTCTTCAATTAAGAGGAGTATATTTCGATCACACGAATGAACCGGATGATCCAAGAAGTGTTGGAGTAATTGCCCAAGAAGTTGAGACAGTATTCCCGGAAGTCATATATACCGATAAAACTGATTTTGGTATGAAATATGTATCTTATTCAAATTTAGTTGGTCCATTAATTGAAGCTATAAAGGAGCAACAAGCCATGATTGTTACGCTACAACAACAAGTTGCGACTCTTATGGGAGCTACAGGCACCAGCTAATTAATGATACTTATTAATAATGATATCACTTCTCTGGTCGTTTGCGGGGTTCGTAATAGGTCTCTTAATAGCCGTAACGTTCATACCACCTCCGCGTGACGAGCTTCAGGTGCCAACGCCAGATGGAAACGAGACCCTACACACAAAGACTGGATGTGTTAAATTTACCTCAACCGAAGTCCCATGCATCAAGCCAACATCTCTCAATTTCGTCGCGACTCAACACAAATGAGTATCATGACAGAAGCGGAACCTTTAATGTCATTTATAATTGGTTTAGGAGTGGCAATCATGCTTTTCCATAAACCATTTCAAACCAGAAGTATGTTAGCAATGCCAGTAGGGGATATCGAAGGTAAGGTTATTTCATTTGGTAAAAAGTGCTACACCTACCACGCTGAAGATGCTCGTTGTGAAATCCCGCCCTCTAAATAAATGGCAGATGGAGCAACAGACCTAGCGGATCTTCTTGGAAGTGGACCGGTCCAGAATCCATCCCTGCCACAGTCGACCACGTTTTCCCCAATTGTCACAGGCGGAGTTGACCCATTCATTTCACCAATGAACACGAGCCCACAGAAGCCTGTTAACACTATGGCTAGTCAAGCTCACACATTTAGCGTAATCCGCCACTCAGTGAAAAATGTTATGGTCTACGTTGGATTCTTTGCAGCGGCTATGATTATTTCTATGACCACTCCTCGCTCTCTAATTCTCCAGTATATCCCACACACCTACACATCGGGGGGTGTTCCATCCTACATGGGAGCTGGTATCCTTGCAGGTGTAGCCGTAGTCATCGCTTACCTATTCAGCATCATGACCCACTCTATTTTGTAAAATAAACATTCTTCAAACCATATTCTCGAATACACTTGTTCAAAAGGACAGTACATTCGGGACAAGGCTGTGAATAACAGAATTCAGGCTCGTCATTCATAACTCGAATTCGCATGATATAGATATCGGCTCCACGCATTTTGGAGAGATCAATCGACCGTAAGAGATTCTTCTCTGCATGAATGAAATTCTGTGAACCACGTGATGCAGCCCCGTTTGACCGTGATGCAACCTTATTGGTCGCAGTAGCAAGAATCTTACCCCTCTTGACGATAATCGCAATATGAAGCTTCGTAGCATGATTATCAACCATCTTTGAGGTTCTAGGATCCATAAGGAACTTGTCTAAGAGTGACGGTCGATTGACCCCACATTTCGGGTCTAAGTATTTTTCATAATCATTCGGATTGTAGCTTGTGAAATTCATCTTGCTATAATTAGCTTAATGTAAAACGTATTCGTTTCTCATTGATAACTAGATAAGTAGATGTGGGATAAATATAGACGTAATTCAAGAGGCTGGCTTAAAGACCCACCAGCCATAATACATCCAAAAATTTGGTTTGGCAAGGCGGAAGTTCCATATGATGACCAGATTACTCACATAATTAATTGTGCTGAACCTCAGTTTACTTCCAAATTCTTCTCGGCATATTACCCAGAGAACACGATATGCTTAAACGCACAGGATAATGTCAATGAAGACATCACTAAATACTATCCGGAATTTGAGGAAACTATGAATAGATTTCTAAATGACCCGACATGTAAAATTGTTTACGTTCACTGCGAGTGTGGTATCAATCGTAGTGGATTTCTAATTCTCATATATATGTGTCTTAAGCTTAGCCTAACACTCGAAGAATCAGTAAAGGCTATTACAATTCAAAGACCGTGTGCTCTAACAAATCCAGCCTTTAGGAAACAGGTAATCGAGTATATCAAAAAACATGACTAGTAATAATGGCAGACGCAGGGAGTAATCCGCTTTATTCTGCGATGGCTACTGGTGGAGATGTAATGGATGATGTTTTAGGACCAAGCTATAGTTATGCGGATAGTATTAAGGGTCCATCTTCTCTGGGAGTTGGCTCAGCTGGAACCTTCAATCAAATGGGAACTAATGCTAGTGCGATTGCCTATTATGTTGAGACATTGATTACAGGAGACCCACCTTTAGGTAACCAGTTTTTTGTTAATACTGGTGGCACATGCCAAGCACCCGATGGTCAACTGAGATCAAGATACAATTATGTGAATAATATGAATACAGGTGCAGGTTCCCAACCATCTGCTATTGGGGAACTAGGAGCCAGTTTTAATGGTTTAATTCCCGGCATTGTTGATGATATTGAAGGGTTGAACCCACTATACATCTTCTCTGCTATGACAGCCGATGCATCACCCGCGTGTGAATGCTATCAATGTCCAGTAACATCTGGTAGCCCATACCAGTTTTTAACAACGAGTTTAGATCCAGACTTTAACTCGGATGTGTGTCAAGCTGTAGATATTTCAAACTGCCCTGCGCCCACTCCTAGTTCTGAATCATTCACAAATAAAGGTTCATCAATTCCAACTATTCTTGCTGGATTAGGATTTTTGTATTTGATATTTTCAGGCAAGTGATTGAAAGTTAGCAATGGATAATATTTTTAGAATAAAGAAGTCTAGAGAACTTGTGAAATCTAAAGTTCAGGATATGTCTGGAACATTAGATTCGATTCATCAGAACTTAATTAGCTCAATGAAAGATGTTACCATTAATATCGAGGATCTTAAAGCCAGAGAGATTGAGATTGAGCAACAGCTTGAAGATATGGTCGAAGTTTATACTGCTACAAAACTTCAAGATGAACTACGAACTATTCGGAAGAGATTGGGGCAAGATGATCCCCTCAAAGATTACTATTTGAAAAATGCTGATATTATTCTGAAGTATTACGGTTCAGGTGATAAGATACAGTCTGTTTCTACAACTCCAGCAGATCAGAATACCTTTGTGAAGTATTTGACGGCTTCGAAGGTTGAAGATATTGGGGTTTCTAAGAAGGATTTATACGATGAGTTCACGTCACGTATGAAGATGACCACAGGTATAGAGCCATCTGAGAAAGTTAAAGACACTACAGAGCATTGTGATCGCTGTAATATTGCAAGAGAGGAACTTTCTGAAGACGGTATCTTAGTATGTCCAAAGTGTGGGTCTGAAGAATATATGTTAGTAGTTTCAGACTTTCCGAGTTTCCGTGATCCACCAAAGGAACGTAATAACTATGCATATAAAAAGATTAATCACTTAAATGAAATTTTGAATCAGTTTCAGGCAAAGGAATCCACCATTATTCCAGATGAAGTTATGAACGAGGTCATCTTAGAAATCAAAAAGAGAAGAATCCAGAATGTGGCAGAATTAAGTGAAATTGCCATGCGAGAGATTTTAAAGAAACTGAACCGATCTAAGTATTATGAACACGCAACACATATCCTCTCTCGGCTCAATGGAAATCCTCCACCAACCATCACCCCTGAGATTGAGGAAAAGGTTAGGGCGATGTTTCAAGAAATACAAGCCCCTTTTCTGCTGTACTGCCCTGATGATCGCACTAATTTCTTGTCGTACTCTTACATTCTTTATAAATTCTTCGAACTCCTAGAGCTGGACGAGTATAAGATATACTTTCCCCTGCTAAAAAGCCGTGACAGATTGATTGCTCACGATACAATTTGGGAGAAGATTTGTTCATACCTACACTGGGAGTTTATCAGGTCAGTTTAACTCCACTAATGTGACTTCTTGCATAACACGATGAGACATCATGACTATCTCGTCCACACCGAATACAATTATTACTTAGTGAAATCTCTTCAAAATCAACTTCTTCGTCATCTGACTGTGGGAAGTTGATTGCAAGCCCAGACTGAATCTTTAACAACTTCATATACATTAGACATTGCGTCATGTGTTTATCGCTGACATTTCCAACTGCCTTAAGTTCAACCACAACTTTCCCTCCGACAACAATGTCTGCTCTAACGTCTCCAACTTTAGTTCCTTCAAACATTACAGGGATTGTGTGTTCGCTAAGAAACCCGATATTATGTTTTTTAAGCAGAACTTCCATTGCGTTGTGATATACCCGCTCGGAAAATCCAGCTCCGAGTATTTTGAAAATGTGTCTTGCGAATGATTTGATATGTTCCATCTTGCTCTCACCGGCTCAGAGAACATAAATCCGTTTTTAGTAAACCAAAGTAAACCTATAATCGTGAGGCGAATAGCAGAGAAAAATGTTATCTAATCTGAGGTCCCATCTTTTGTCTAACCGTTTGAGGGTAGCCGTCAACTCATCAGGATGAGTGTGAACATATTCCTGTTTTGTTGAGTTCATCAAATAAGTCCTCATTTAATCAATACATTGAGATTGATAATCCAGCCAATCTTCCAGTTGCTCCATATAATCCAGCCAAGCTTCCCATTCTTTGATGTGATTGTCGTATTCCATGACATCAAAGATTTTTAGATATACAAATCCGTTTTCACAAAAAGAAGGTATACATGAAAATGGCAACTAAGCTTGTAATTGGTAATACTTATGAGATTACAGATTCAAAGTATTCGCTAGGCAAGTATCTTGGCAAGATAGTGGTTCAAACAGGAGACCGCGTATGTAAGTGCCACCTATCTCCTTCAATTGGGGTTTTTCAATTTACTAGTGGAAACTATACCGAATCATTATTTAAAAACGAAATCTCTAATGTGAAAATTATTTCAGGTTAAAGATGTCAATTCCAACTAACAACATCGTTCAACTAATGCTACTTGTCAACTGGACGAAGATTGAGTCATCAATGAGACGTGTGAAAGCGTGTCCAAATCTTGATCACGAGATTGAGCTCTTTAGATACGTACAAACAGTTCCTCGAGTTCTTATTCGCAAGACACAGACTCTACCTTCAGGAACAGCTATTGATGACGAGTTATCTAAGCAGAATACCATCGACTTCTTCACAGCATTATTTGAGAACTGGTCGTCGCGAGTTAGTTGTATTGTACAGCGTGTGAACTCGGAAACATGTAGTCTGTCGGTTCTAATTGAAAACGGATCGAGTTGCTTTAGATTGTAAGTATGACAGAATGGCACTCATGAATTCATCAATCAGTCAAATTATTTCACTTATCGACATGCAGAAGACGCATGGTCGGGTCGCCTATGCATTGCGTAACGCACACAAAGACTTTACGTTCGTATTGTTTGAGTATACCAGTTCGAGCCCAGATGCTCTGATTTCTCAGGAAGAGATGCTACCATCTAGGGTGTCGATTCAGTCGGTTCTGAGTGACCCTGTAATTCTTAATTCTCTCACTAGACTCTTGTGTCCAAATGATAACTTTCTGCTACATGTCCGTCGAAAGATTGACCACTCGGTGCCAGGTGGTCTTCCAACGGAGAAGCGTCAGTTCGTTATGAAGGTTTACAGTGACCCGTGTAATGACATGTCGTCAATCACGATGAACAGTAATCACTTCACATACTAAAAGAAAAAAAGGTAGAAAGGTGGTTCTACCCATTTTTTGTTTAAAGATCCGGATCATCATCGTCTAGAGGACCATCATAATCGTATTCTGCATCATCTTCATCATCTTCGAACTCATCCTCATACATGATTTCGGTTGTCATAATTACATCATTATCATCCTCATACAAGATGACTTGGCGAAAGTTGGTACCTTCCCTTACTTCATTGTCGATATATGTGAGTAGCATTCTAACTTCTATCTACGATTTCATATACAAGTCTGATTCGTTTTCAACATAAAGGCAACCACCGTAATCTACATGAGCAAGTTGGTTTGGTTGATTCTCGCGACATCCGAGACAGGTTGAAATACCAACATTTGTTAGAATCTGATTGCCTTCATGTCTGGGAAGACCTTCCTCAATATAAGCTTCTACAAAATCTATTACTATTTTTTGAGTTTCGGCGTTATCACAGTGCCTACGGAGGGACCTGAGAAGAAATCTTACAGCGGTGGTAATTGTTGTCAACATGCTGTTTATTATTTTTTAACACCCAATTCGTTTTTTGTACCATTCTATAAAACAAGCCGGTGAACAAAAATTCCAATAAGTGATATCAATCTTTTTGAGACATTCTCGACAATGTTCCATTATTAACAAATACCATACTTGTCTGAAGCTAGTTTACAATCCCCAGATGGACACTTAATCGAGTTTGGTGGGCACTCAGGAGCTACCTTTGTGGAAGGGTTATCAAACCCCTCCATAACCATGTAGTAAAGATAGTGGTTGACTACAGCAAAGATTAGCCCGTGAACGACAAGCTGAACTTTAAATGTTCCTGGAAATCTGAACAGAACGCCAGGAACAAGAGCGAGGAATAGGATAACCTTTATAAACATAGCTTTAGGGCACATCATTTGCTTAAGTGGCAAGTTATTTAGTTGGGAGGGGTGATTTGAGTAAGGAATTCCCCGCAGGATTGAGCACACAGTCCATCTCGCCTTTCTGGTTGGCTCCTGCAATATAACCCTTAGGGCACGAACCTCCGTAGTTCGCAAACATCTCACGAACGTGGTGCCAGTAATAATACATTACAAATGTCGTAACAGCTGAAAATAAGACCGCATGGACAACAAGGACGGTTCCACGCGAGCTATGCTTAGGAAGAGTTATGAGGACACCAGGAACAAACGCCATGAATAACATAGCCGACAGTAATGTGCTTATGATGTCCATTTATACATTGGTTTGAAGTTTTTTAGCGTCTGAAGACAGCCTTCCAGAGAAGACGGCTGACTACCGCGAACAGTAGACCGTGAACAGCCAGGACCATCCAGCGGTCGCCGTGTGGGGGGAGCGTTACAAGGACGCCAGGAACAAACGCAGCGAATACGACAGCCGTAAAAAGAAGCTTCTTCCAGTCCATTTTTACTTTCTACGCGAGAGTTTTCTTGAACGAGCAATATTCTTCATAAATTGAGCCCGACGGCGAGTCTTGAGAGTGTGCTTTTTTGGATTAGCAAGAACCTCCATCTCATAGGCTACTGGTGTCTCACCCATACGAAGAGCTTGTTTGGTAAAAGCCCCCTTGTCCATCTTGGCTACGGCTTTCTGAATCCACTTCTTCGAAGAACGGCGACGCCCGGCATTTTGAATCTGAAGAGGGTGAACCGGCAAAGGCTGGGTTTTAAAATCAGTGCTTCCCGAATATAATTGAGCAGCCATTTAGTCTAACGCAGAGGATTGTTTCGAAGGACACGTATTACACCCCGATACCTTAACTTGGGAAGAAACAGTATACATATATGCTACAACGGCTATCAAAAACAGAAGTGCAGCCATCAATGCCATTTGTTTAGTCACAAGAGTTTTCACTTAATCATCCTAACACAAGAATGGGAATCCCGTTTTATTTCGCAAGTCTATCAAAATCCCACAAGGGAATCATCCAGTCAATCAAGAAGGATCAACCGCTTGTGGTCGATGTGTTCGTAATCGACTTCAACTGCCTAATTCATCGCTACTTAAAAGATGAAGACCCATTTAGTTCAATTCTGGAAGCTCTCCAGCATATCATGGACACAGTTTGTAAATCAAAACTAGTAATCATTACTATGGATGGATTAGTTCCATACGCAAAGATTGTTCAACAGAGATATCGTCGAATGCGTGTTAAGGAGAAGGATGGAACCTTTGACCGTAACCAAATCTCCCCAGATACACCGTATATGCGTGAATTAGCAGGAGCACTAAGAACTAAGTTTCCATATGCCATCGTTAGTGGAACAGATACTCCAGGAGAGGGAGAGCATAAGTTGATTCACGAACTTAATAGAATTCCCGCCGAAGAGAGACGTTCTATCTGTATCTATGGGCTAGATGCAGACCTAATTCTAATTGCTCTCCAACATCATGCCTTGTCAGACCCCCATAAGATGTGGCTACTCCGCGAGAGTGCAGAGTTTAATGACCCCAAACTAAAGCAAGCAGAGTTTGCATCATTATCTGTTTGGAATTTACTAACCGAACTACCAATGCCTATTGAGCAGTATATGGCAATGGGTATGTTGTGTTTTGGAAATGATTTCATGCCAAACCTAGCCATGTTCTCCCTGCGTGAGGACGGTTATGATAGAGCACTCCAGACATATGAAAAATCTGGGAGACCAGATTTACTGACACCAGAAGGACGCCATACATTCCTTAAGTTCGCTTCACAATCTGAAATGGCTGTCTTACGTGAACGTATCGCTCTTCGTAAGCGTCCTGAAGAGAAAGCATTGATGAAGGATAAGGCTTTATTTAAGCATAAGTATGGGCTTCATGTTCTAGATGGTGTTTCCGATATGACACCAGTTGTCGAAGCATATTGGAAAACATTTCATTGGACTTGGTATTATTTCAAGACAGGGAACCCGATTAATTGGTCTTGGGTATATCCTTACGCAGATGCCCCTCTGATTGAAGATATTATTTCATATCCCGAATCAGGAGTAGAAGAAGCGCCTCTTAATTTTACGGTGACTAAACAGTTACAGTTTATTATGCCGGTGGAATCACTACGAGCGTCTCGGAGACTGGTTCTATTTCCAAATGAAATTCATTCAGAGACCAGAAATCCATGGATGAAGCGTCATGACTGGGAGATGAAACCAAGAATCTCTTTACCATGGCATCCCACAGATGAACTTACCTGCGTTTCCGAATCACCAGACGCCCGTTAACAATAGCTAATCCTCCACCAATGTTTGGAGGACGTGGTCTTTCTGGTGCGCCATTAATCACAAAGTCATATACATCGGCTTCTGGGAAAGTTAATCCAATATATGATGTCATTCGCGAACTCCAATACGAATCATGTAAACTTTTCATCTGTTTAGCGGAATTAAGAGATAACACGCCAATACTCACATACTGTTGAGCTGCCCAATTACGAATAACGTGTTCAAAGTATTTTTCTCTGAATTGTATCTGGTCAGTTTGCGATGTTGCTAACCGAAGAGAATCCAAACATGCAGATACACTTCTAGGAGCTGGTTTATCAATTCTTTTATTTACAGAATTATGTATTCTGCAAATAGCAAGAAATAGATCATATCGTGAAGCATTCCAACTTGGGACTTGGGCTTTATATTTCCCAAATGTTGTAGAAAAATGAGTTCTACAGTCCAAACACGTGATTGAATTTTCAAATGCAGACATGAATGAATTTAACTGCGCCTTGTCATTTTGATCAGGTGTTTCCGAGTATGCAACAGATATCGAATGTAGGGTCATCCAACCTAATGGACCCCAAATAGCCGTCATTAATAATACACATCAAACAAATCCCGCTAGCATCCCGCCTTCTAGGATTTGTCTCAACAATCCAGGCGGAGCATTTCCTTTTGAAAGTCCATTAGTTATTACAGCCTGTTTGACTTTCTCATCAGACATCTTAGCTATTTTTTGCTTAATGGTTTTTCTATGACGAGATGCTCCAGAATCTGTCATTAGACGGATTGTGTGCTTTCGCATAGACTTCTTATATGGTGGGTGTTTAGCCGGATCACCTACAGGGCGAATCTTCATAATTCCACGAGGGAACGTTCTCGCGGTCTTACGTCTACCCGCAATTGAAGCCGGCTTTGGGTCTTCGACTGGTTTGATGTAAGTATTCTTAGGGGTTTCCTCACCCCCTGTCTTCGTAATAATAACTCTGTCACCCATTCTTATTAAAAACGAATGACAATAGATTTACGGAGATCGGAACTCATATTACTACCATGGAGTGGGATGCTATCAAGATGTATTTTCAAAACAAGGGTGTCCCCAAGCTGGTAGATCACCAGATCGAGTCCTTCGAGGACTTTATTCGCAACAAGATTCCTCTCATCGTAGCCTCAACAGCACCTATCGTGGTGTGGCATGAGCAGGATGAGAAGACAAAGAAGTACAAGTATGAGCTACGCCTAACATTTGAGAATGTAACTTATATGAAGCCTCGCATTCAGGAGGCTACCGGTCGTATTAAGCCTATGTTTCCACAAGAGGCTCGTGCTCGTAACTTTACCTATGCAGCCCAGATGTTCTGCGATGTTCGGTTCACCGCTCGTGCTTATAAGGGTGAGGGACTCACTGAGTTCGATGAGTATGTGAAGGTATTTGAGGGAGTATCGCTGGGTAAGATTCCCGTAATGCTTGGCTCGTCGCTCTGTATCATGAATGACTATCCACTAAGCAAGGAGGAGATTGGCGAGTGTCCTTATGACCCATTTGGTTACTTCATCATTCACGGCTCTGAGCGAACCATTCTCTGTCAGGAGAAGGTAGCGGATAACCGAATCATGATCTTCTTCAATAAGAAGACATCATCTAAGTTCACATTCTCTGCAGAGATGAAGTCTCTACACGAGTCATTCACCACTCCACCAAAGAAGCTAGAGATCCGCATCTCAGCAAAGTTTAATGGTCTTGGATATCCACTCACCGCATGTGTTCCTCGTTTCAAGGAGGATATTCCTCTAATGGTTATCTATCGTGCGTTTGGCGTAGAGCAGGACGAGAAGATTGCCAACCTAATCTGTCCATCTGGTGAATATATGGAGTTGCTAGGGGCATCTTTCAAGGAGTGCTCAGATATCAACGTCTATACTCGCGATGATGCCATCAACTATCTAACTCATCATCTTCAGTATGGCACTGCTCTGGAAGATAAGCACGCATACGTTCGCACTCTGCTCGATACCGAGTTTCTACCCCATGTAAAGTTCGGCGGCGATAAGTCTACTCCGCAGAACCTGTATGCTCGTAAGATTATTATGACTTCTTGGATGGTGCGTCGGTTGCTTCTGGCGGCTGATGGTGTCATCAAGATTGACGATCGTGACGCCTACCCAAACAAGCGAGTTGTTACGACTGGTGCTCTACTGACCCATCTATTCCGTCAGTTGTTCCAGAAGGTATGTAAGGATATCCGCAGTAAGTTTGTTCACGAGGTGAATAACGATATCTGGAAGAAGGGCGATACTCCGCGTCCTCTAGAAATTCTAAATGTTAATAATCTCTATAAGATTCTGAAGGTTTCGACTATTGAGGGAAAGCTAAAGCAGGCTCTAGCTACCGGTAACTTTACGGTTCAGGGTCTTGGAACACCAGCCTCAGCTTCCATGTCTAACGCAACAAAGGTCGGCGTTTCTCAGGTTCTCAATCGACTATCATACTCTGCTACACTCTCACACGTTCGCCGTATTCAGACCCCTGTTGAGAAGTCTGGTAAGCTATTGGCTCCTCGTAAGCTTCACGGCACATCTTGGGGTTACGTGTGTCCAGTAGAGACTCCAGAGGGTCATTCTGTTGGTATTGTTAAGTCAATGGCAATGTTGACTTCAATCACCCAGCATACTCCTGCCAGTATTGTTGTTAAGATTCTTGAGGACATTCCACAAATCACTTGGGTTGAAAGTTTGGATATTGTCTACAGTGGAACTATCATTATCTTGAATGGTGTCATCGTAGCCTATACCGATGAGCCTGATGCTGTTCACAAGATTCTTCGTGAGCAGAAGCGTAACTTCCGCCTACATCCTCATACCGGTGTATCTTGGAATATCAATGATTATACTATCAATATCGAGACTGATAGTGGTCGGTTTGTTCGCCCATTGTTCCGTATCGCCGATGGTAAGATTATGCCTTCTCCTACGAATCCGCAGGATTGGAATGATTGGATTCGCACTAATCTAGAGTATATCGACCCATGCGAGACTGAAGTAATTCGGGTAGCTATGTTGCCAGCCGAGATTACCGATATTCATACCCACTGTGAGATTCATCCTACACTAATTATGGGACATATGGCAAACAGTATCCCATTCTCCGATCACAACCAGTCGCCTCGTAACACCTACCAGTCAGCTATGGGGAAGCAAGCTATGGGTATCTTTGCGAGGAACTATGCTAAGCGTCTTGATAAGAATGGTTACATCCTTTGTAGCCCCATGCGTCCATTCGTCGAGACTCGCATGATGAATATTTTGGATACTCATGAGATGCCATCGGGTGATAACATCATGGTAGCAATCGGTTGCTATGGCGGTTACAATCAGGAGGATTCGGTAATTCTTAATCGGGGAGCAATCAATCGTGGATTGTTCCGCACCCTGTATTACACAATCTATAAGGATGAGGAGCATCGTAATATCGCCTCAGGTAAGGAGGAGAAGTTTGCAAAGGCTCGGCGTGAGAGCACTCGTGGATTTAAGACATCATCATATCATGCAGTAGGCGATGATGGTGTTCCAATCATGGGTGCTCGTATTGGGGAAAATGATGTTGTTATTGGCAAGGTAACTTCTATCAAATCCGATCCAAATGGTTACCAGTTTCGCGATTCGTCTACTACTCACAAGAACTCAGAGACTTGTCGTGTTGATGGTGTGTGGCAGGATAGAAACTCAGATGGTTACCCATTCGTGAAGGTTCGCGTTGTTTCAGAGCGTGTTCCTGAGGTTGGTGATAAGTTTAGCTCACGGCACGGACAGAAGGGAACCTGTGGTGTGATGCTAAATGAGGAAGACATGCCATACACTGCAAATGGAATGCGTCCTGACCTAATCATGAATCCTCACGCTGTTCCGTCTCGTATGACGATTGCTCAGCTGATGGAGACCATGTATGGTAAGATTTGTTGCGAGAAGGGAACTCTGGGCGATGGAACTCCATACTCTCATCTTCCAGTAGGAAACATCCGTGAACAGCTCCTACAGCTAGGAATGCACCCTTACGGAAATGAGGTTCTCTATAACGGTCAGACTGGCGAGATGATGGAGGCTGAAATCTTTATGGGACCAACCTTCTATCAGCGTCTCAAGCACATGGTGATTGATAAGAAGCATTCTCGTGCAAGGGGTCCTATTGTATCTCTCACTCGTCAGCCTTGTGAGGGACGTTCTCGAGATGGTGGTTTGCGTGTTGGCGAGATGGAGCGTGATTGTATGATCTCTCATGGTGCATCTATCTTTACGAAGGAGCGTCTCATGGATGTGTCAGACCCATTCAAGACTGGATTCTGTAAGTCTTGCGGAACTCTAGCTGTAGTCAATCCACTCGAGAACATCTATCATTGCGGCACATGCGGAGTTCAAACTCAGTTCTTGATGAAGACCATCCCTTATGCCGTAAAGCTGTGGTCTCAGGAACTAGAGGCTATGCATATCGTTCCACGAATGGTATTTGAATAAATGTAATAATTATAATATGACAGATTATGACTTCATAGAAATTGGTACAAGCGATTTTGATACATTATTAGAATTATCTACATCCGATACTTTTGGAATCTCAATTGATCCTCTAAAAATTTACTTAGATAAATTGCCCGATAAGAAAAATGTTAAAAAGATTAATTGTGCTATTTCAAATAGATGTGGAACTATTGATATTTTTTACATTGAACCGATTACAATAAAGAAGTTAAAATTACCAGATTGGATAAAGGGTTGTAATTCTATTACAGCCCCACATCCAACAGTTTATAAGTTATTAAGTGACATGAAATATAATCCATTAGATATTATTAGGAAAGATAGTGTAATTGTAAAGGATATTAAAACATTAATGATTGAAAATAATGTAAAAAGTATTAAAACTCTAAAAATAGATACCGAAGGACATGATTGTGTAATATTGGATAATTATATCGATTATTGTCTAATCTATCCAAATTTATTTGCTAAAAAAATAATATTTGAAACAAATGTGTTATCTAGCAAAGATTCGCAAGACCATATAATAAATAGATTAATCAGTAATGGGTATTCGTTGATTTCACGCAATACTGATACAATTCTTAATTATAATTAATAATGGACTTTACATTCGGCATTATCACAAGTGGTGGGTCGGATTCATTTATTGAACGAATAATTAAAACAATAAAATCTCAAAATATTCCAAATTATGAAATAATAATTGTAGGTCAAACATTATTAACTGGAGATAATGTGCGTGTAATTGAGTTTGATGAAACTATTAAACCAAAATGGATAACTAGAAAGAAAAATTTAATATGCCAAAACGCAATATATGAAAATATAGTTTTACTACACGATTATATTGAACTTGAAGATGGTTGGTATTCTGGATTTTTAAAATACGGTAATAACTTTGATATTTGTAATACACGAATAGTTAATAACGATGGTACGCGGTTTAGAGATTTTGTATTATTTAATAATGGACTTATCCGTGAACTAAATAATATACTAGGAAATAGAACATATCTACCATACGACACTCCAATAAATAAAATAAATAAAATTATGTATATATCCGGTTCTTATTATATAGTAAAAAGGAGCATTGCCTTAAAATTTCCCCTAAATGAAGAATTATGCTGGAATCAAGGGGAAGATGTGGTTTTTTCTCATACATTACGGTCTAATAATATCTTATTAAAATGTAACACACATAGCTCAGTAAAATTATTAAAACAGAAGGAAAAGACCGATAGAGAGGAATTAATTAATCCCAAAGATCTACAAATATTAAATAGTATGTCGCTAGATACTTTATCAAATGCCCAATATAATCATCAGCAAATATGGACCCTCGAACAATTTAAGATAAGAATATAATGGATAAGATTATTGTAACTGCGTATTATCCTGTAAACACTGGAAAGCATTCTCACACCAATTATAATGAATGGATTTCAAATTTTTTCCAGTGTGTAACATCGCCTATTATTTTTTTCTGTTCGTCAGAAATGATTGATATATTAAAACGCAAATCAAACTCAAACGTAACATTTGTAGGAAGAGAATTTAACTCATGGGAAATGATGAAAGAATCTCGAATGCCGAAATGGAGAGAATATTGGAATGTTGATCCTGAAAAGAATATCCACTCCCCAGAACTGTATGCTATATGGGCTACTAAGCAGGAATTTGTTAGAGAAGCTATAAAACTTATTGATAGTAAATTGTATATATGGTGTGATGCTGGATATTTTAGAACTGTAAGAGAATGTAGTTTTAAAACCGTTGGGAAATATACTCAGCCTTCTAAAATAACATGTTTATATGTTGGGAATGTAATTGGTGGAGGTATGATAGTTGGTGATCCAAATGCGTGGGAAATATTTTCACAGAATTATTTGGACGAGTTGAACAAAAATATTAATGGAAAAGAACAGGATATTTATATCAAAATTGTTAATAATTCAAATGCTGTAATTGTGACTCCTACCAAACAATATGGCGATCCGTGGTTTTATTTATCTTATATATTCTCAGTTTAAGGTTATGTTAACTATACAACTTGGTGGAGGGGTTGGAAATCAATTATTTCAACTTGCCTTTCTAGAGTATGCGTCTCGCTTATCTAGACAGCCATTATGTATTGCCGATTTGAAAAGCCCCAATACAGTACATGGTGGTTCTGGATATTATACTACAATTTTTAAGCACTGGAGAAGATTCTATAAATATATGCCGATATCAATGCGTATTATTCGTGAGAACTCTAAAATGCGTTATCAAGATTGGTCTACTATATCAAACTGTAAATTAGTAGGATATTTCCAGAGACATGAATATATTCCAGATGACTTTGTCAATAAGCTGTCATTTGACGAAGGTGTTCTGGCAAGATATCCCGATATTTCATCAAAATACTTTATACATATACGTGGTGGGGATTACAAGGGAAATTCATTTCATCAATTAGATCTCACAAATTACTATAAGAAATGTTTAGAGCTCTGTAAAGGCAAAGAGTTTGTTATCTTTACGAATGATATCCCATATGCTAAAGAAGTATTACCAGATTATCCAATAATCCAAGAGAATGAATTAGACACTCTTTTACTAATGTCAAGATGTGCTGGATGTATTTGTGTCAATTCAACTTTCTCGTGGTGGGGGGCTTTTATGAATCGTAATCGCTCAATTTACTTTCCTTCTAAGTGGAGTAATGATCCAACGATGGATTTCTCAGGATTATATTTTCCAGGTTGTAATATCGTGGATTTATAATGGATAAGATTGAAAAAGTCGTTTATATTAATTTGGCACATCGGACAGACAGAAGAGTTCAAATAGAAAACGAGCTTTCTGTTTTTCCACGAGAGAAGGTTATCCGGTTTGATGCGATTTATGAAAAAGATAGAGGGCATCTTGGTTGCTCAAAAAGTCACATAGCAGTTCTTGAAATGGCTATTAGAGAAGAATGGAAAAACTATCTTGTTATTGAAGATGATATGATTTGGGATAAGTTTGATTCGGGATCTCAAATTTTGAATGATCTTTTTGATAAGAACCCCGATGTAATAGTATTAGGTGGAACATCGATATCTTTTTATGATAACTACAAATTAAGCAAATGCTCTTGTACAACGGCTTATTTAGTTTTTAATGATTATTACCGAACATTGTTATCTAATTTTAAAGAAGGTGCATCTTTACTGGAAAAGAGTTATAACTCTCATACTCCTTACGCAATTGATCAATATTGGAAAAGTCTTCAAGCCAGAGATAACTGGTATATTGTATATCCTATTATGTGCTTTCAGCGCGCAGGATTCAGCGATATAAATCAACGAACTCAGAAATTAAAAACTGCCGATTACAGTCGTAAGCAAAATTCTATTTTAGATATTTTGAGACGTAAGAAATAATGTTCAATAAGTATTTTATTGAGCTTTTGGGCGTCGTAACTATCATTTATGCGAAGTTACTCACAGAAGCCGATCCAACTATAATGGCTATCGTATACTTTGCGATGTTCAGTATGGCAAAAGGAATTACAACCGGTTACTTTACACCCATCGGAAGCGCTGCAGCATTTATGATTGGACGAGTTACTCGAGAGGATTTTATGTATAATTTGTTAGCCCAACTTGGCGGGACTTTAGCGGTAGCTATAACATTCTTACCAGTAAAGACTTACATAGATTTAGCGTCATAAAAGAAATGAGCCTATATGTTTATATTCCTGATCAAAGCCTTCGCAATGCCACGAGCATTCATTTGAATAATCGTCGCTGGACGGATTCTGGGTTTGATCTTCTGTCGCCTTTAATGAAGCTATCTTTTAATGCTACTCGCCTTGGAGTTGAGATGAAGCTTGGGGCTCATTTTGCTGCGGTTGATGAGCAGGATAAGCCAGTTCCTTATCTTCTACTGGCTCGTTCTTCCACTTCATTGACTCCTCTACGTATGTCTAACCAGATTGGACTCGCAGACGCAGGATATCGGGGTGAGCTTATTGCTCGTGTTGACTGTCTAGGTAATGATATTGATTATCATATTGAGTTTGGTCGTCGTCTTTTTCAGGTAGTTCAGCACAATTGGCTTCCTTGGAAGAAGATTGTTCTAGTCGATAGCTTGAATGACCTTCCTGCACCACCTGATAATCGGGGAGCGGGTGGTTTCGGATCAACTGGACACTAAATCCCGAATGAGAACTAATGAAATTCCATCATGAATAATAGCTCCCCAGTAAGCAGAATACCATGATGTCTTGAAACCAAGAATCATCGTGGCAATCACAACAATTGATCTTAGAAAAGTATTTATTAGTAAATTTGCTGTAGGAAACCACCAGAAGTTCATTATAGTATAAAGAGTTTAGATACTGCCTAATATTGGTATTAGGCGGGATGAGTATCTACAGGAAATTAAAAATAAATAGTCGCCCTCGGCTGGAAAATTTTCTCCCGAGAATTTTTTCTTGATAGATGACATAACAGCAAGATGGGGGGTGGATTAATGCAGCTCGTTTCATACGGTGCACAGGATGTTTATATCTCAGGTAACCCCCAGATCACGTTCTGGAAGATCCTATACAAGCGTCACACGAACTTCGCGGTAGAGTCCATCGAGGTAACATTCAACGGTCAGGCCGACTTTAACAAGCGTGTAACGGCGATCATCAACCGTAACGCGGACATGATGTACAAGACGTACCTCCAGGTTGTTCTCCCCGAGGTTCTCCCCACAACGGCTGCAACGAACCAGGCTCGCTGGGTTCACTTCGTTGGTCACCAGCTCATCAACATGGTTGAGGTAGAGATCGGTGGTCAGCGTATCGATCGCCAGTATGGTGACTGGATGCAGATCTGGACGCAGCTCTCGACGGAGGCGGGCGCTGTTCGTGCACTCAACTCCATGATTGGACAGACGGCGGCGCTCACGTTCCCCACGCAGGCGAGCGGCAACCTCCCTCCCCAGCCATGCACCAGCAATGGTGCACCCTCATCATGTGGTGCTCTCTCACGCCTCCCTGCCACGACGCTCTACATCCCTCTCCAGTTCTGGTTCTGCCGCAACCCTGGTGTAGCGATCCCACTTATCGCCCTCCAGTACCACGAGGTTCGCATCAACGTAGAGTTCAACTCAGTCCAGCTCTGTGCCTGGCAGGGACCCAGTGTAGGGGGTGGTCCTTCGCTGTCGCTAAGCAACTTTGGATCCCTCGCGGCTGCGTCGCTCTACGTCGACTACTGCTACCTCGACACGGAGGAGCGCCGTCGCTTCGCCCAGCAGAGCCACGAGTACCTCATTGAGCAGGTTCAGTACACGGGTGCCGAGTCCATCACGTCATCATCCAACAAGATCCAGCTCAACTTTAACCACCCCGTTAAGGAGCTCTTCTGGGTCGTCCAGCGTGACTCATTCGTTGACTGCTCAACGACGTCAACGGCTAACACGTCATGGCTTGGTGTCCAGCCCTTCAACTACTCCGATGACTTCGACGTCTCAGTCTTCGGTCTTGAGGCGGTCAATGATACGGCGGATTCTGAGGATTATACGGCTGTACCCAATGGTCCCAGTGCCAACCTTTTCCTCCTCGGTAAGGTCATCCTTGAGTCTGACATCCGCTGTGAGGGTGGCAACCCCGTTGAAGTCGCGAAGCTTCAGCTCAACGGACAGGACCGCTTCACGGAGCGTGAGGGTTCATACTTCGACAAGGTTCAGCCCTACCAGCACCACAGCCGTACGCCTTCCACGGGCATCAACGTCTACTCCTTCGCTCTCCGCCCAGAGGAGCACCAGCCATCCGGCACGTGCAACTTCTCGCGTATCGACAAGGCGACGCTCCAGCTTACGGTCTCAGTCAACACGGTTTCTGGCTCAAACACGGCGCAGGTCCGCGTATACGCCCTCAACTACAACGTACTCCGCGTCATGTCAGGCATGGGCGGTCTTGCGTACTCCAACTAAGCGTTTCCGTGACATTACTCCAACTAAGCGTTTCCATAATCCAAAACTTAAAAATACAAAACACAAATGAGTGCTGATACCAGACCTCAATTGTGGGAATTTATAGATAAGATTGTATTTATCAATTTAGATCATCGCCAAGATAGACGTGATGTTATGACAAAATTCTTTGAACAAGGCGGGCTTCCAGCAGACAAGATCGTGAGATTCTCTGCCGTAAAAAAGAAGCGCGGGGCTATAGGCTGTCTTGAAAGCCATACACAAGTTCTTCGAATGGCAAAAAACGAGGGATGGAAGAATGTTCTAATTCTTGAAGATGATCTTCAATGGATCAACTTAGAATCAGGGTATAAACAACTTGTTGAACTTATAGCTAACCCCCAGTGGGACGTTATCCTGCTTTGCGGATGGTATAAGGAATATGATTTTCCAAGAGTATATGATTCATTAAACACGGGAGCATACTTGGTAAACTCCGAATACTATGATACACTATTAGCTAATCGCGAATGGGCTTTAAGAAATATCTATAAACCCCTTAATATATTTTCAAAAGTGCCATCCTATGCGGCGGATGTATCTTGGAAATATCCAATGAAAACTGGGGTCTGGTATTGTCTATACCCGTGTATCTGCTCACAAATAGATGATTATAGCGACAATAGTGGGAGAATAATTAAAGCTAGTTTAGCAGTTGGAATATTCGATAGAGCAGTTAAAAACTCTATATGGAAGTAATAAATGAAGACATTGAAGGTAGGCTCTCGTGCTAAAGTAATGCACGGCGGGGCTGAGAAAACTGTTGGTGGTCTCACGAAGAGCGACTTAATGTACAATAAATCAGGGCGCATTGTTTCCAAAAAGAAGAGTCAAACTATGAAACGTAAAACGAATCTATGAGTGCTATCTTAGTGAAACGTAAGATGAACAGATTCTCAAATATTTCAAACATTACTACACACCAAGCAGACGAGCTAAATGACGCGTTCGAGGCTGTAGAGAAGGCTAATGCTTGGGAGTGGCTAAAAAACCCCGAGACACCTGGAAATAGCGGGTTCATGTTGTGTGAGCATCCTATGCTGGCTACGATTCATAGCTTTATGACGGTTGGACATTCAGGCTATTCATTCTCAATGGCAATGAGGCACATGGAGTCTATCGCCAAGAAGGGTTGGGATGGATACTTAAGGGTTTTAAACGCAAATGATTAATCAGACTAAATGGCATACATTGTAGAAGCCAAGACGGTCCAGACAGGAGCTATACGGACGCTGAAGGAGGCTCTTAAGTGTATTCTTGTTGAGATGAGTCTCATTTTTGATAAGGATGGTATTCGCATGGTAGCCATGGATAACACTCGCACAGTTCTAGTCCATCTTCGCCTTCATGCTGATAAGTTTGAGAAGTTCGTATATAACCATGAGAATCCTAAGTTCATTATTGGTGTAAACACGGACCATCTTTATCGTATTGTTCGCACTGCTACGAATGACGACACCATCACTTTTTACGTTGATAAGGATGATTCGAATACGCTAGGTGTTCTGCTTGAGGATGGCGAGAAGAAGCAGGTAACACGTTACAAGCTCAATTTACTTGACCGTGATGAGCCCGATATTCAGCTACCAGAGACTGAGTTCTCAACCCACATCACCATGCCATCGATGGATTTCCAGAAGATTTGTCGGGACATGACTCTGCTTGGAGCTAAGACCGTTGATATTAAGAATGTAGGTTCTTCTCTTACATTTGGATGTAAGGGACACTTTGCGTCTCGTACAACAGTCATGGGAGATTCTGAGAATGAGTTCAGCATCAATAAGAAGTCGGATGAGATTGTAACAGGTAACTTTTCACTACCTCATCTTGTATTATTCACGAAGTGTACCAACCTATGTAATAATTTGGAGATTCACATGAAGAACGATTGGTTCCTCATGATTCGCTATGTAGTAGCCAATCTAGGCGAGATTAAGCTGTGTCTCATGCCCTGCTCAACATGAATCTGTCCACTTGAAAAATCTCTTAAGATATAGAACTATTAACGTACAAACTACAGCATTTGCTATTCCAGGATTTAAATCTTCGTGGTCCTCGTCGTAATTTGTGCTAAATAAATGATCCATAAAGTTTGGAGAAAAGTTTACGGTAGGGTCTTTATGATGTCTACCGTGATCAACAGAACCTATTATGGAATAATTGTAAAGATGATATGATGTATATGTCATTGAGAGTAACAGTATAACGCTAAATGGGATTACCCAATCTCCCCAGAGCCACTGGAAAAGTAACGGGAATAACATAAAATAAAATAGCTCTAGAATACTCTCAATTGTTAGCTCTAACCATCTTGGAAGTCCAGCCTTCTCATGATGTAGATTTAGATGAAAGTTTAAAAAACAAGGAACAGCGTGTAGCAGTCTATGGGAAAAGTAGTAGTTCGCAGCCATCAAACAACCTCCAAGTATAGCAGATAGAGGTGTTCTATTTGGAAGTGTTACTATGATACAGCAGGCTCCGAAGGCTACTATATTATTCCCATAATGCATCAAAAAGTCTTCGGCTTTCATTGGTTATTTAAGTAATTGAAATAATTAATGGATTTAACCCTACTGCTACTTTCGGGCGTCCTGTTTTCTGCTATATTCAGTCCATATCTGTATTCATGTATAACGTGGAATTATTCGTTAGCCATATTTAGTGCTACATTTATGTATACAAATTTTATAGTTTGGATAGTTTTATTAAGCATTTATTTATGTTTACCAGTTGAAACTATAGATTATCTATTTGAAGAATCTGTGCGGGTTTTTAAGTCAGCATTTTCGGGAACAATGCTTAAAACAGAACAGAATATTCGTGATACTTTTAAGATAGAAGTCTTACATCCACTTCCCGATAAATCAATTCATATTTGGCACCCACATGGGTTATCTGGTGTAACTCCGGTAATTCATAATGGTTATAGAATTAGCCACCCCCCATATAAAACTACTAAGGGTGTAGTTCATTCATTCTTTTTTTGGATTCCATTCCTGAAAGATATAATCCGTAATTTGAATGCAATTCCGTCAGACTATACAAGCATTAAAAATGCTCTAGCTACGGATTCAGTTTCAATAGCAATTGGTGGTGCACAAGAGCAAAAGATATTTAAAAATAACACCATCGATGTAATTGTAAAAAACAGAAAGGGTATATTCAAAATTGCTTTGGAAACAGGGACACCAATTGTTCCGGTTATAACATATGGTGAAAACGAGCTGTTCCCAAGAATGGATAATTCATTTTTAGATTGTTTTAATGACTGTTTGTATGCGGTATTCAAGGTGCGATTCCCATTCCCAAGTATAGAATCTGTTTATAATTGGCAGCAAATTTCCAAGCACCCACTAGAGACTATATATTCATACACTGGCAGAGCTATTTATGTTAAGAAAATTGACTTTCCAACAAAGAAGCAAATTGAAAAATTACGGTCAATTTACATTTCAAGAGTTAAGGAACTTTTCGATAAAACAAGAAGAGATGGATTCATACTCAATATCATTTAGGTCTAGCCTTATGAGCAGTATAGGTAACATCATCGCCAATCTTAAATCCCAACATATCAGGATTTAGATTACTATTCTCAGATACCGTAGTGGTCGTATTCCAAACCTTAATGATAGAAGCAGGACCCTTTGGTGAGATAGTGATACCAACCAACGTCTCCTTGCGATTGATAAGGAAGTTCTCTGTGATACAATTTACCATGAGATCCACGAATGTTGTATGGGCGATTGTAGCATCAATCTTCTTGGACCAAGCCCCTCCAGCCTCGTTCTCCGGAGTCTCCCACATTGGCTTGTAGCCACTTCGCAGAAAGAAGAACATTCCAGACTCCCATGCCTCCTTTGAGATTGAATCTACAATTGTCCAGAACTGTTGAGGCGTGCTGATATCGGCTACCTTGACATAACTTTCCAGTGAATAATCACGATTGTCGGGATCGTGATACCAGAGGATCCATAGATATTGAAGTTTTGTTGTTTCCATTTATAATTACTATGTATATCTG